AGCACCGTCAACAATGTCATCTCCACCAGCATAGTCAATATTACAAGTACAACTTGCAGTAAAGGACTTCATGATTTCCGCACCAGCAGTCAGGACTACCGACTCCGAAGGGATTTCAAGCAGTTGGAAAATGTCACCATTAGCAATAGTAGCACCTGCAGCAATCATAGCGTCAATATCTAGGATTGCTTCAATAGTGCGTACTACATTACCGACATTAGTTGGAACAGCAAGAACATTTGCCCCAACACCAGCGGTATCAATAGAAGTCATGTCAAACGTAGCCATAATTTATATCTCCCTTATGCTGCGTTGTAACGGGCAGTAACGATTGCTTCAGGACGAAGAATCTTACGACCGTATAGGTGCATACCACGAACAATGTCAGCAAAGCTGTCAGGGTCACGATATGTTTCGGTTTTGTTGATCTGCTCTGCAGTAGCAACAGACGAATCATGTCCTGCAACAATCACACCAAGGTTAGTGAGTTGGTTTGCAGTACCTGAAGTTCCCGGTCCAGTACCAAGTGCTGGCAAATTGGACGAAGAGTATACACGGAAGCCGTGGAAGTTGCTGACAGCAAGACCATTACGCAGTCCACCTGACTCACCGAAATCTGCGTTCATGAAGCGTGAATCTTCATCTGCAAGGATTTCCATGAATACTGGATCAACTACCAGCCAGCGACCTTGTGAGTCAACTTGCTGCTGATCAAGCAAACGCTTCATACGAGCAATAATCATTGCAGGAGAAACGGTAGCAGTTGGCAAAGAAGTAGCACCGGGCATACGTGCAGTCACAGGAATTGAGTGAGTGCCAGCAGACGCAGTAGTAATGTTGCCAAAGTCGCCTTTATGAAGCTGCATAGAAGAAAGCAACTCATTAGCCCCTGCAGAGCTTACGGCTTTAGAACCATTAACAGTAGTGTTAAGGGTATCGCCTTTGCTGTGCAAAGAAGACTGCTTGTAGCCAGCCATGTACGCAAGAACTTCTTGGTCATGGTTGTCTGCCAAACGATAGGCTGCACGACCTGTTGCAAGGTCCATGAAATTGATGTGGCTGTGGGCCTCTTCAATATCGTCCATCTTGAAAGCAAAGTAATTCGCTTTGTCAATGACCAAATTGAAATCGTCATCCTGCAAATCTTGTGCTGTGACATTCGTGCCACGTGCATACTCTGAAACAGAAATTTCTGGTTCTTTGATAATTTTAACGGTATCACCTTGTGAGGCAATCTCGCCAAAATAGTCTGAGTTAGTAATGTCGCCTACGACTGTACTCTTGCGGAATGCAAGTTGTACTTTTTTAGAATAGATGATTGGGCTGAAATTACCGTTTGGTAAATTGCCATAACCCGTTGCTGTTGTAAAAGCCATGATATATCCTCCATTGAATGTTTGGCTTAGGTTTAAGTAAGCTTAACACAAGATTAAGAGGCTGCATTTTCTAGGGTGGCGTTACAATAACGGGCCTGTAATAATTCAGGTAGGTCTTAATTAAAATGTTGTTGCTTAGTAGTATAGAGAGAGAAGGTAGCTACTATCAAGTAGGGCTTCTCTCTCAGTTTAATGTCTTATACCTATAGTTATACTTAGTAAAGTTTTGTTGTCAAGCTTTTATTTACCTTGCACCCCCAGAAAGGTCATAAATAAATTTACCTGCACGTTGTGCTTCCATAATAGCTTCTTGGTTCTTCTCAAATTCCTTCATAGACATTTTGCTAATCATGGATTCAGTGAAATCAACCTCGCTACTTGCTTGACTTGGTTTAGTTGTACGCTTAGTCACAACTGCAGATGCAGCATCCTTAGTAGACTTCTTGCGTGACTTAGTGTCTAGCCCCTTGTCTGACTTGTATAGATCAATAACCCGCACTACAGAGCGTGGATCGTCTTGATTCTCATACAAAGCATCTTGAACCCACTTAGGCTGTTCCCCTGCCCAATCGTGGAACTCATCGCTTTCCTTAAGGTCATCAAAGTCTGAGTGTGAGTCACGAATAGCATCCATAGACTTACTACGGTCAGCCTCTGCAGACATTTCATCAATCTGACGTAGTCGATCCTCTGCAACGCTAAACTTCTCTTGTGCTTTCTTCTCAGCAATAGTCTCAACAATAGCTGCTACATCAGGGTACTTGTCTGCCCAAGCTTGAATATCCTCATCACTCTTAGGTGGACGTACAATGCCCTGCTCTTTAGCGTTGTCTAGCTGCGCCTTGATAGCTTTTAGTTCTGCTGCAGTGTTGCTTTGGAGCTTGCGAATGTCATCATACCGTTTCTTGTATGTGCGTTCTTCCCCTGTCTCAGGCTCCTTAGCATCTACCTGTTGCTCTTTTGCAACACTTTCTTGTTCTTCACCTTCTTCTTGTGGTGCATCAAGTTTAGCAATCTCAGCTTCCTCTTCTGCAATACGTCGAGCGTTAGCGTTGCGGTATGTTGAATCAACAAAACCTGCTACTTTAGGCTTCTCTACTGTTGTTAGTTCTGGTGGCATTAGTTTTCCTTTTTAGTTATGGCCTAGTGCCTAAGCCTTTTCGTCGCTGGGTTGTCTTGTTGTTCTTTTGTTTAGCTGCTGGTTTGGCTATTAAGCCACCCTCGTTGCCGTTAAATAAATTATCAAAGAAGTCACGTCTTTGACCTTCAAATCTCTCTTCAGAAGCTTTCTGTCTTTCAGCCTGTGCATCAGCAGCAGCTTGACCTGAAGACCAATTAGGACCACTTGTATAACCTCTAGTACCATCAGGGTTCATAACGTAAGTGCTACCCCCAGAGGTAGTGGTAGGAGTTCTGTCACCTGCAGCCAATTTTCTTGCGTCTTCTGCTCTTTGTTGTTTAGCTGTAAGTCTCTCTTTAGCTTTTGCTTGCTGGGCAACCCTATCCACTGGTGCTGTATTAAATTTACTTTGGTTATTGGCAAGAACATTTGCTGAAAATGGGTTGGTTGAAGCTTTTGCAGCAGCAGAGCTATCTGCACCATCCTGTATCCTACTTGCAGCAACTCTATCATCCCTACGCCTTGCCATAGGGTCAAAGATTGCATCAGCTATAGTAGAAAAAAGACCTCTTTTTGTATCTCTTATATTATCGCCTCGTTTAGAAATCATTTTTTCATCAGTTTCTAAAGCTCTACTTATTTTTAATTCACCTAGTAACTTAGTTAAACCTTCTTTTGAATTAGCACCTTCTAGTTTTAAAGCTTTATTGTCTATACCTTGTATTTCTAGTATGTCATCAGTTTTTAACTTTTCAGCACGACTCCGTAATTCATTCTCAATACGTCTTTCAACTATTGCTTGATTGGCTTTAGCAGCAATACCAATAAGCATACCTATAGGACCAAGGGCAGCTGTGGCTACTCGCCCTGCCATTGCCATATTTTTTGATGTTTTTAAATGCCCTCGTAATTCATCTATTGTAGCATTTGAGTAATCTTCAGGACTACCTATGTTAAACCCTGTCCCACTATTGGTTGTAGTTACTGGGTCTGGACCCGCTTCATCACCTGTCTTTCTTGGGCTTTGCGTAGATATGGCAACAGGCGCACCAGTAGAACCAGTAGAAGCAGCAGGTTTAACCCCATAGTCATCTGTAGCTTTTCTAGTGTAACCCTCTGGGATAGGCATAGCTGTATTCCAAGCTACAGGTATTTCTTGTCCATTAGGATCAATAAGAACGATCTGTTCTAACTTACCTCCCTTATTAAAAAAAGTCTCTTCAAGTGCCTCCTGTGAAGTATCTATATCACCAGCTTTAAATAATGCACCTCCTAAAGTATCATACCCTTTAAAGTCAAACGGATTAGATGCAGCAGGGGATAGCTTGGAATCCACAAGTGTACCCTCTGCAGCCTCTAACACAGGCTCTTTAGATGAGTTAGGCTTATTAGACTGCTCCATCTGTTTAGGTGTTTGGTTTGCCCCTGTCTTATTAACCATAATACCTTTACTTGCAAGCTTATCCATCAAAGTAGGATTGTTGTTAGCTGCAGTCATTAGCTCTTTAATAATCCCATCTACCTTAGTAACGTCACCAAAGTTACCTGTAGCTAAACCCCCTACAGCCATCTTAACTGTAGCACCGTTGGCTCTCATGCGTCCATTAACCATAGGACTGCGAGAAGCGTCATCAATAAAAGCATCAAGGCTATTCCCGTCAGTTAAACCGCCAGCGTACATACCTGACTCAGAAAGTGCAGCTTTTAGTTGGGCTACGTCCATGCTGTCCTCTTGTCCTTGTGGTTGCTCTGCTGGTACAGGTTCACCGCCTATTCTACCATCTGCATCCATCTGTTGCAAGCCCATTTTTGCTTC